TCAAGCGCACCGCGCAGCACAGTCTCCAACTCGACTGTGAATCCGGCGTGGGTCTTGAGAACGGTCAGGGTAGCAACCCGCAGGTCATGCTGCGCTGGTCGGATGACGGTGGCCACACGTGGTCGGACGAGCACTGGACCTCGATGGGTCGCATTGGTGAGTATTTCCGCCGTGTCATTTGGCGCCGTCTGGGCATGACCCAGAAAATCCGCGACCGGGTGTACGAGGTGTCGGGCACTGATCCGGTCAAGATCATCATTGTCGGCGCCGAGCTTTTGATCACGGGCACCGATGCTTGATACTCAAAACACCCAACTGCCAGCACCTCGGGTGCCCGTGGTGGACAAGATCGGGCAGCTGATGGAGCGGTCGTGGTACAGGTTTTTCTCAAACCTGTACAACTACTTCATCAGTCTACCTTACGGGTCGTTCTACAACACCGGAGTGCATACCGCGGCAGCCAATACACCCACGGCGATCACGTTCGATTCATCAGCCAACACGCGCAACACGTCCATCGGAACCCCGGCATCTCGTGTTGTGTTCAGCGCCGATGGGTTGACCACGGTGACGTTCAGCATCCAGTTTTCCAACTCGTCAACGTCTGAAGACGACGTATTCGTGTGGTTGCGAAAAAACGGCGTCGATGTACCATACACGTCCAGCGCAGTCACTGTGCCAAAAAAACACGGGCCTGTGGACGGAACAGCGATCCTGGCGGCAAATTTTTATGAAGTTTACGGTCCCGGGGACTACTTGGAACTGTACTGGCTGACCGTCAATGGTACGACATCCATGACGACCATTCCGGCCACCACGTCACCGGCAAAACCGGCATCCCCCAGTGTCGTGCTCACAGTGAGTCAAATCATTTAGGACTGAAAAATGGCATTCAACCTTTCAGCATTCGCAGGCGCAGGAGCGCAGTTCTTTGACAACAATGGTGACATTTTGTCGGGTGGTCTGCTGTACGTTTACACCGCAGGTACGACCACGCCGGTCACCACTTGGACAAGTAACTCGGGCGCAGTGGCCAACACCAACCCGATTGTGCTGGACTCGGCAGGTCGGGTACCTAATGAAATTTGGCTCAACAGTGGCGTCACCTACAAGTTTGTGCTGAAGACATCGACCGGGGTGACCATTGGCACTTATGACAACATTCCCGCAATCGACGATCCGACGGTGTTCAACAACCTGATCACTGTTACTGGTACCGACACGCTGATCGGCACCTCTACGCCGCCATACACGGCCTATGTTGCAGGGATGACGATCAGCTTTGTCGCAGCAAACACAAACACTGGTGCTGTGACCATTGATATCGATGGATTGGGTGCCAAGAACATTTACGTTGGTTCAAGCACTGCGTTGGCGGGTGGAGAAATTGTTGCCGGTCGAATTGTTCAACTTGAATACGACGGTACACGGTTTCAGTTGTACCAGTCCACATTAGCAAATGGTTCCGTGACCGGTGCAATATTGAGTGGACAGCAGACCGGTTCTGCTCCTGTCTACGGTGCTCGCGCTTGGGTGAGTTTTCAAGGTACTGGCACCGTCACGGTGCTCGGCAGCGGTAATATCACCAGTGTTATCGACCTCGGCACTGGCTTTTACTCAGTTGTATTTGACATTGATCCGACAGATTCAAACTACGCGATTGTCGCAAGCTGCACCACGGCTAACCCGTTGAATCTTGTTTCTGCTGTTGTCAGCACAACTGTCAGTGTGCAGATTGATGTTTACGACACGACGCGCACTCGTGCGGACAACTCGAAAATCTTTGTAGCAATGTACCGCTGATTTGGAGAAGAACATGAATCAACGAATCATTTACCCAACAGACACCGGCGGTGTGGCCGTTGTGGTGCCTGCACCGAGCACTGAGTTGAGTATTGACGAAATTGCCGCCAGGGTTGTGCCCGAGGGTAAGCCGTACAAGATCGTGGACGTGGCCGACATTCCATCAGACCGCACGTTTCGCGACGCATGGGAGTACGCAGAATGATTGTCATCAATATCGACAAAGCCAAAGCGATTGGCCACGACAAGCGTCGAGTTGCCCGCGCTGCCGAATTTGCCCCACTGGACATCAAGGCGACGATTCCGAGCGAAGCAGCATCCGCTGAAGCAGCTCGTCAAGTTGTTCGTGACAAGTATGCCGCGATGCAGACCGCCATCGACACTGCAACCACAGCAGACGAGATCAAAGCTGCTCTGGGCGCATGATGCAAGTCACCTACGGCAAAGGCTTCGAGGTTGCACGACCTCGTTTGTCTGACGCCGTATGGGAGGTGATGAAGGACTATCTGGTCAAGTGGAAAAACAAGCAAGCACCAGATGAACTTCGCACTTGGCTTGAGTCCAACACCGAGATCACGCCGTTTGACGGCGGCGTGTTCATCGCAATCGGCAACGAGTTCGATTTGTTTGTGGAAGCCGAGCGTCAAGGGCGCTGGCGGATTCGGTCAACGATCAGTGCGTATCTTGACCAAATGGGTAGGCGGTACGGTAAAATCGTCGCACGGATTGATGAACGAAACACCCGTTCACTTCGTCTGGCGCGGCATTTCGGGTTTAACGAAGTAAGCCGGGAAAACGGCGTCATTCGATTGGAGAAAAAGCATGGGTGACATTATCAACGCAGGTGCCGATCTACTCGGCTTTGGCCCCGCCAGCAAACAAGCGGACGCCGTTACCGAAGCAGCAAGAATCGGCGCTCAATCCTCGGCGCAAGCCACTCAGCTTCAACGTGAGATGTGGCAAGCGCAGCAAGCGCAGCAACAACCGTGGCTTCAGGCGGGCACAGGTGCTGTCAATCGACTGGCGGCAGGTCTTGCTCAGGGCGGTGAGTTCGCCACGCCGTTTTCGCAGACAAACTGGATGCAAGACCCGGGGTATGCGTTTCGATTGTCCGAAGGGCAAAAGGCTCTTGACCGAAGTGCTGCTGCGCGTGGTGGTTTGCAGTCGGGCGCTGCGCTCAAAGCTGCTGCTCGATACGGGCAAGACATGGGCTCTCAGGAGTACCAAAACGCATTTAACCGCTACTACCAAGAGCGTAGCAACATGCTGACCCCGTTGCAGTCGTTGGCAGGTGTCGGTCAAACTTCGGCGCAACAACTCGGCGCGGCGGGGCAAAATTATGCAAATCAGGCAAACCAGTTGGCCATGACTAATGCCGCCAACCAAGGCAATTTGGCACTGGGTATGGGCAATGTTCGCGCCAGTCAATACGGTACGTTGGGCAGCGCATTGAACACCGCGCTCAACACAAACTGGGGCAACGTAGCCAACAAGCTAGGGTATGGTAGTGGTGGTGGAGCTCCGCTACCGGGCGGCGGCACATACAGTGACGCATACGACTACACCGGAGAAAGCTGGTATTGATCATGGCTGGACTCATTGACGTTGGAATCATTCGCCCCGAGTTGAGCAATGCGCTCGCTGCGGGCTATCAACAAGCTGAGCAAACGCGTCAGCAAACTGAGATGAACCAGATGAAACTGGATCAGCTCAAGCAAGACCGCGCCATGCTGATCGACTTGCGAACCAAGTTGCGAGCGGCTGGGCAAAGCGACGACCCCAATCAGTTCTTCAAAGCCATGATTCAAACCGGCAACCCGGACTACATGGCCAAAGGATACGAAGGGCTGCAACGCTACAAAGAGCTCCAGCGTGCTGAAAAGCTACTTGCCCAAGAATTTGGCACGCCTGCTGCTGTTGCGCCAGCCCCGTCAATCATGCGTATGCAACCGCCTGCCGCGACGCCAGCGCCAGTAAACGCTTTGGGTTCGGGCACTTTTGATCCAAACGCCGCGCCAGTAAATGCGATGGCGCCTAAAGCCACGCCTGCCGCACCCGCAAACGCTTTGGCCGCGCCAGATGCGCGTGTGCAAGAACTGCGCCGCAAGATTGTTGAATACGGGTCTGTAAACGACCCGCGTTTGAAAGCAATGGCTGACGTGTATAAAGCTGAACTCAACGAGCTGGTCAAACCGCAAGTCGTCAGCCCTGGCGCGTCGGTGTACCGGGGCGGTCAATCGGTTTTTACGGCGCCTGCCGCGCCGACTGAACTTGACCGCCTTGTAGCTACCCGCGACGCATTGCCACCTGGCGATCCCCGCCGCGTGATATACGACAACGCGATCAAGAAACAAACAACTCATGCGCCCGGCACAAATGTCATTAACGTGCAAGAGAAGGCCGAAGCAGGCGCGTATGGTAAGTTGCTGGTCGATCAATACGGCGACGTCTCTAAAGCGGCCGGTTTGGCAATTAAAACGCTGCCATCGATTGAGGCTAACCTTGGCGCGCTGAACAAAGGTTTGGATACCGGTTTTGGTACCGACGCCAAAGCTGCTGGTGCGCGCATTCTTGGCGCTCTCGGCGTTCAAAACGCAGAGAAATACGCGACGGACACGCAGACCTTTCAGTCCAATGCCACACAAGCACTGTTGCAAAAACAGCTTGAGCAGAAAGGCCCGCAGACCGAATCGGACGCTCGTCGTATCGAGCAGGTCGGCGCCGAACTGGGCAAAACCAAAGCCGCCAACGAGTTCATCTTGTCGATGGCCAAAGAACAACTGCGCCGCGATGTCGAGCAGCGCAACTTCTACGACAAATGGAAAGAGCGCACCGGCAGCTTTAAGGGCGCAGAAGCGGCTTGGTTTGATGGTGAAGGCGGCAAATCTCTGTTTGATCGCCCCGCGCTCAAAAAGTATCGGGCGCCCGGCACTCCCGAACAACAGATCCCAACAAGTCGCGCACCAACGCCTGCGGCTGCGCCCGCTGGCAGCCGCAACGGCCCCAGCGTCAGCAATTGGTAAGGATTTGTCATGCCGCGCAATATCACAGTCACTTTCAATGACGGATCGACGCACGTCTATCAAAACGCGCCGGATGACATTACGCCGGATGCCGTTACCGCACGCGCACAAAAAGAGTTTGGGCGTACAGTGACCGCGCTGGATGGTGGCCGAGAAGCGCCTGCGCCAGCAGAAACAGGTATCCCCGGCCCGCGTCAGCCAGGGTTCATGCAGCAAGCGCTTGGCACGGTTGCAAACCTGCCCCGAACAGCGTATGGCTTGCTAGAGGTGCCGACAACCATAGCCACCGGCGCGTTAGGGCATCTTGTGGGCATCCCTGCTGGCGTAGCAAGCACGTTTGGTGAAGGTTTTGGTACGCCGGAAGCTGTGCAGCGCGGGCAGCAACTTGCGAGCAAGATTGCCAGTACCATGACATACCAACCACACACTGAGGTAGGGCAAGCGCTTGTCGGCGCCATGGCCAAACCGTTTGAAGGTATGGCACCATATCTTGGCGGCAATATAGGCGCGGTTACTACGGCGTTAGGCCCGGCGGCCATGCAGCAAGCCATTCAAACCGGGCAAAAATTGCGCGCGCCGTCTGCTGCCAAAATAGCGCAAATGACCGCCGAAGATTACGCTCGCGGCGGTCAGATTGACGCCGCAGCAGATGCGCAACGCATGGGCATTTTGTTGCGGCCTACTGATATTCAGCCTACTACCGGACCGCGGATTGTAGAGACAGTGGCAGGGCGTAAAGGAGGCGAGAAAGTCGTTGAGGCTAATAAGGCCCAAGTGCGCAAAGTTCAGTTGGCCGACATGGGCATGCCGGAAACTGCACCGCTCAATAAAGCGGCTACCTTCGACCAAGCGCGTAAAAACGTTTCTAAGCCGTACGATGAGATTGCGCAATTGCCGACCATGACGGCAAACGAAAACACAATCAATCAATTGCAGTCTATTCGCAAGACGCAAGAACTGATCACCACTAAAGAGTACGCCGCCGCCGTTGATGATTTAGTTGACCGCGCTCTTGCACAAACGCAAAAAGGCATGGACGGCGCGGCAATAAAAGACAACATCAGCACGCTTCGCGCCGACGCAAAAAAAGTTTACAACAATCCAAACGCAACATTGGCTGACCAGCATGTTGCAGATGCACGTTTGGCAATTGCCAATACATTGGAGTCGATGGTCGAGTCCAACATTTCGGACCCTAAGTTGCTAAACCGATTCCGCGACGCACGCCAAAAGATGGCGCGTATCTACGCGTATGAAGGCGCAACTGATCTCAACACAGGCTTGTTGGACCTCAACAAAATCGCTCGCATTACCGCCAAAGACAGTAACTTGACCGGCGACATTGCAGCGTTGGGACGCGTTGCGGGTAATTTTCCCCATGCGTTTGAAGCTAAACCAAAACGTTCATGGGCCAAAGGCGCTGCCGTGGAACTCGGTCGGTCCACGCCGCCAGGTGCTTTGGGTGGTTTGGCGGGTTTTGAGTTGACTGGTGATTACACTGGCGCAATCGTTGGCAGCTTGGCAGGTGCTCTTGGCGGCAAAGTTGCGCAGAAATACGCGGCCAATATGCTTGCATCGCCTGAATATCAGGCTGCGCTCAAGTTGCGCGACTTGCGCAGCCCGCTGACGCCTGCGGAAATCAATTACACAAGCAATATGCTGGTGCCTTACCAGCAAGAAGTACTTGGCCCATCTGGCGAAGGCGCTGCAAACCGGTTGCGAATTGTTGGGTATGACGAAAATGATCGGCCTATTTACGCGCCGTCGCGGCAGGGTGCCCAACAAGGCTTTACGATGCCTCCGCAACCGCATTTTGGTGCAGCACCTACGCCGTACGCGCAGCGCAGTTTAACAAACGAAATCCCGCGTCAAACTTACGAAGCGCAAAAACGCGCTGAACTGGCGCAGGGTTTTAGAGAAGCCGCAGAACGCAAACCCACCACTGGTGAAGTCATTCTTGAGCTAGACCCAATCACTGGTCGGCTGCGCGAAGCCAGCCAAGGCATCAAAGGCGCTACGCCAGAGACGTTCCAAAACTTCGGTGTGTCGCTGGCGTCTGCCGCTGACAAAGCCACGGCTGGCCGGGCGTTTGACATGACTGCCGCCGAGAAAGTGGCGTGGAACAAAACCAAAGTCGACTTGGCCGAAGTCATGCCAGGCATGAAGGCGCTGGACGACAAAGCCATCGCCGCCAAGATGATGGATCGCGACTGGGCAGCGCAAGCCGTTGTCAAAGCGCGCGAACAAGCGGCGGCGTTTGAACAAATTGCCGCTCGTGCCAAAGATGAGCGCGCGCGTCAAGCCGCCTTGGCCAACAGAGAGCGCATGCTTGACTTGGCCGAGCAAATGGATGAAACCTTGCGTGCGCCTCGCCCCGTGTCCAGCGGGGGCCAAGGCCCGAAGACCCGCGCGCACCAGCGCAACAAACTGAACATGCTGTCCGATCAGGATGTACTGAACAAGCTATTGGAGAAGTAAGCGATGGCGTTTGACGATACGAACTTTGACCCAGTGAAGTACGGCGTTCTGTGGGAGCGTGTGCAGGTCATGGACAAGAAGATGGACAAGATGGAAGCCCAGATCGACCAGCTTCTTGAGCTGGCCAACAAGTCCAAGGGTGGCTTTTGGATGGGCATGACCATCGCCTCGGGCGTCGGCGGTGTCATCAGCTGGATTGCCAGCCACTGGAAAGCCTAACCATGTACCAACTCGGCCCCCGATCAAAGATGCGTTTGAATGGGGTCCATCCTGACCTCGTCAAAGTCGTCGAACGCGCCATCCAGATCAGCACTGTTGATTTCACTGTCCTTGAAGGCCTGCGCACGCCGCAGCGCCAGCGAGCGCTGTATGACGCAGGCGCCAGTCAGACCCTCAACAGCCGCCACATCACCGGCCACGCAGTCGATTTGGGCGCTTGGGTGGATGATCAAGTAGACTGGTCATGGCCGCTGTACGCAAAGATCGCCGTTGCCATGAAGGAAGCGGCTAAACAAGTCAATGTGCCGATTGAGTGGGGCGGCGATTGGAAATCGTTTAAAGACGGACCCCACTGGCAGCTGCCACTGAAGGATTACCCATGAACCAAACCGTTGTCACCGCTCTCACCCGCCACTTGCTCACCACCGTAGGCGGCAGCTATCTCATGTCGTTTGGCATCACCGGCACTACGCTGGACGCCGTGATCGGTGCCTTGTCCACGCTGGCCGGTGTGGCCTGGTCAATATACGACAAGAAACAGCAAGCTGCCCCAGATCAGCCAGCCGAGTAAAGCCAGCATCACCCAGTACGCGAGCGCCTTGAGTTGCCTGCGCCATGCTGTTGGCGGCAGCGATTCACGGGTGTAATCTTTGCGCCCGATTCGGGCTACTTTTGCTGGTGTCACGAACTTTCTCCTCGGTTGTAAATCTGTGCAGGTTGGCGCACTCGTATCTGCGCGTCACCACGTTTTCTGTTTTCTTTGTGCGGGTCTCTTTGATCATTGTCCATGCCCCACACTGCGGGCATTTCATACTCATGCGTTCATCCATTGGGTCTTAGGGGGTACGTACTTGTACGCACGGTCTTTGGGGTGCGGGCAGTCTGCGGGTGGCCAGACGATGCACCACACTTTCATGTACTGTCCGCGCTTACCCGGCACCCAGCGGTCCACATAGGTGTCGGGCATGGCCGCCAGTGAGCGCCGAGTGTCGGCGGTGCTAAACCCCACCAGCTCGGCGATTTGTGTGGTGGTCAGCCCGTCAGGGTACTTGCGCAACAATTTGCGCAGGGCTTGCTGGCGAATGGGCGTCATTCCAACCCTCGGATGTAGGTCGTCAGACGCTTGATACGGGCCTCATGGTACTTGACCATAGAGTCGGCGTATTCGCGCCCTGACTGAGCCTCCAGGAGCTTGCGTTTGGCTTCTTCCAGCTCATGCAACGCAATCGCTTCGGCGCTGGGGGTTTTGTAGACGTTCTTGAGATATTCGATCAGTTTCATTTAACGGCCTCTTTAAGAATCTCCGCGCGCTCACGGGCGGCGCGCAGGGTTGTGTAGCGCTGGTGCAGACGCTCCAGCACAGTCACGCGTTTGCCGTGCTGACGCTCGGCGTTGAGCAGATCAAGGACTTGCGCCTCAGTCATCGTGCTCAGTTGATCATTGAGTTTTCGCCAGGAGAGCATCAAGTTTCCTTTCCAGTTCCAGAATTGTTTTGATCGTGCGCGCCATGCTGCGCTCGGCGCTGTTGTACATGCGCTGCTTGTGGCGCAGCTCGGATCTGGCAGCTTTGAGTTTGGCTCGGTAAAAATCAACGCGTTTCATAGCCCCACCTGTTTGAGTGCTGCCTGCAACCCAGCCAACCCACCCACGCGCTGGCCGTCGATGAAGATTTGAGGCATTTGGCGGGCTTCGGGGTACGCAGCAAATAGCTCGGCTTGTTTTACGAGATCGTTTGTCAGATCGCGTTCACTGTACTCCAACCCCTTGCTCTTGAGCAGTTGCTTGGCTGTTGTGCAGTTGGGACAGTTGGATTTGGTGTAAATGGTGATGTTCATGCGTTCTTCTCCCGCAGCTTGGCTTCGATGGCGCGGGCAAACT